TTACCTGATTATGAGGAACATCATGACTACCACTTTACTTGGAAAACTAGAAAAGAATGGTGGGCAGGTACAAGTAGTCAAGCAGTAAGAAAGTTGTTTGAGTGGATGTTGATGGCATTTGTTATCTGGATGGGTACAGTTATTTGGCAAGCAGCCTTGCAAGGTCCGAAATAAGAGGTTATAATGAGTTCACCTGAATTAAGAGCGTTGTGGAAAGAAGTTGACGAGTTGAATAAGCAGGCTTATGAAACTCCGGCTTCTAATTGGGAAGAATATCAAAAACGATTGGGAATCTTTCAAGGATTCCGTCAAGCGATTGATATTATAATTGATCTTCAGAATAACGAAGCATCAAATTTTTAATGCAATTTTCGAAAGGAAAGTAGTTATGAGTTTAGAATGGGCGTTTCCAGAAGTAGATGTAGGTGTAGAACCTTTGGGTTCCCGTATCTTAGTTCAATTACGCCGTGTTAAAAAGACGACTGCAAGTGGTATTATCATTGCACAAGAATCTCGTGACCATGAGAAGTATAATACACAGATTGCTAAGATCATTATGTTAGGCCCGTTGGCATTCAAAAAACGGGATACTATGGAACCTTGGCCTGAAGGTGTTTGGGCAACTAATAACGATTTTGTCCGTATTCCCAAATATGGTGGTGATCGTTTTGAAGTTGAAGTTCCAGGTGAACCGGAAGAACCAGCGTTATTCATGTTGTTAAATGACCATGAGCTTATCGCAAAAGTAACAGGTGATCCGCTTAAATTCTGGGAATACGTTAACAAGTAATTTCGAAAGGAAATTGAAATGGCTGATGAAATCAGTATTCAAGTTGAGAATGAAGAAGTTTTAGAAAATGAAGATCAGAAGCAGTTGGAATCTGACTTCAAAGAACTAGGTATTGAGTCTGAACCTGAAGTTAAGGAAAAGTCTGAATCAGTAGATTCTGATGAAGACGATGAAGACGATACCCCTGATGTCGACCCTGCACGAGAAGCGATTCGTCAGCGTCGGCGCTTAGAGCGTCAGAAAAAGAAAGAAATTCGTCATAGTAAGGAAGATTCTTACAAGCGCGAAATCGAAGCTCTTCGTAGCCAATTACAAGAAGTCAACACTTGGAAAAATACGGTAGAACGTCGACACGTTGATACAGGTATCCAACAGATTGATAAGGCTATGACTGATGCCGATTCTGCTATTGATTTAGCACGTCAGGCGTTAAAGGAAGCAACGACTAATCAAGATGGCGCTGCATTAGTTGACGCGCAGGAACTGTATTACGCGGCACGTAAGCGCCATGAGGACTTGTCTAGGTTAAAAGCGGGTATTGCACAACGCATGGCTGCTCCTCCTCAACAAAACATCGACCCTATGGTTGTCAATCAAGCTAAGAAATGGATGGATGACAAACCTTGGTATGATACAACTGGTCGCGATATGGATAGTCGTATTGCCTTGCAAGTTGATGGCGCTATGGCACAAGAAGGATGGGATCCACGTTCACCAGAGTATTGGAATGAACTCGATAGCCGCTTGCAAAAATATTTACCGCACCGCTTTACAAACTCAAACTCAAGTGCTAATATGAGTAATAGTGAGAATTCTAGAAGGAATAAGCCTCCTACATCTGGTTCAGGTCAAGGAAATGTCGCTCCGCAAGGAAATTATAGATTGTCGCCTGAAAAGGTTAAAGCTATGAAAGAAGCGGGTGTGTGGGACGATCCAGAAAAGCGCAAGCGTATGATCAAGCGTTATATGGAATTTGACAAAAATCAAGGTTAAGGAGTATTAAAATGGACGAACGTATTAAGCGTACCCCAGATTCTTCACGTGAATCTCGTAAAGTTGAAGATCAGTCCCGTGTTGGTGCTGATCAATCTGTTGCAGGAATTAGTGAACGTCGCAAGATGTTCCGTGATTTTATCCAGGAAGCGTTACCCACGCCTCCAGCCGTCCCAGGATGGCATTTTGTTTGGCTTTCGACGACAAGCCAGTACGACCCAATCTACAAGCGTGTACGCATGGGTTATGAGCCAGTGAAAGCAGAAGAACTACCGGGTTATGAGAATTATCGGGTAAAATCTGGTGAACATGAAGGTCTCGTTTCTGTTAATGAAATGTTGCTTTTCAAAATTCCCCAGGAAATTTACCAGGAAATTATGGAAGAATATCATCATAATATGCCGAACGAAGAAGAGGAAAGGCTTCGCTCTAACGCTGTTAGTAATGAAGCAGACTCAAACGGTCGCAGATTAGGTGGATTCGACAAAGACGACGAAGGTTTCCGCTCAATGCGCGGAAGTTTTCAAACCCCTGTTTTCAATTGAAAGGAATCTAAATGAGTACCACTTCTGCTCCATTTGGCTTTCGCCTAGCTCGCAATTCGGGTTCGGCAGCCATTCCCCGCGCGTTTCCTATCGTTTCAACTTACAACCAGAACATATTCGCAGGTGTCCCTGTTTCTCTTGCAGGTACTGTTGAAGGTGAAGGTGGTGTTGAAATCGCAACTTTAACAGGTGCTAACGATGGCACTGTTGCCGCGATGCCGATCCTCGGTATTTTTGTTGGTTGTGAATACACTGATTCCACTGGTAAGCCTGTGAAATCTAACTATTGGCCTGCTTCTACTACAGCGACAAACATCATCGCTTGGGTAATTGAAGGTGACCAAAATGAGTTCGAAGTTCAAGCTAATGGTGCAATTGCCAAAGCTGATATCGGTAGTCAGTGTGATTGGGTAGCTTCTGCTTCTCCTTACGGTTCTACTATGACCGGCATTTCAACTGCAATGGTTTCGGCATCCCCGACTGCGTCTGCTTCGCAAGGTGGTTTCCAAATTATTGATTTCGTTGAAGACGGATCTAATACTGCTGGCGATACCTACACTCGTGTTATCGTTCGTATTGCTAACCCGCAGATGGGTCGTGCAGGGCGCGTAGCCTTGAATGACGCCGGTACAGCTTAATCAAAAGGAGAATGAATAATGGCAACCCCAATGCGTAGTACGGACTTCCGCTCAATTGTTGAGCCTTTGCTTAACGAAGCCTTTGACGGTATTTATGAGCAACGTAAAAACGAATATCAGCAGTTCATGAGCGAAGAAAGCGGTATCCCGCGTTCATATCAAGAAGAGGTTATGCTCTATGGTATGGGTGCTGCTCCTGAGATCAATGAAGGTTCTGCTGTAACCTATCAGTCCGGTGGCGAACTTTACAAGGTACGTTACACCTACAAGGTCTATGGTCTGGCGTATGCACTGACCAAAATCCTTGTTGAAGATGGTGACCATATTCGTATGGGTAATATCATGTCTAAGCATCTTGCTCAGTCCATGATTGAAACCAAAGAAACCTTGATGGCCAATCACCTGAACCGCGCGTTCAATTCTTCTTACAAAGGTGGCGACGGCGTTGAACTTATTTCAAACGCACATCCGACTACCTCTGCCAATCAGTCTAATCTTTTGGCAACCGCTGCTGCTCTATCGCCTACTTCCTTGGAACAGATGTTGATCCAGATTCGTAATGCACAAGATAGTAATGGCAAAAAGATTCGTTTGATGCCTAAGAAGTTGATTGTTAGCCCGTCTAACTTGTTCCAAGCAGAAGTCATTCTGAAATCTGTTTTGCGTTCAGGTACGGCAAATAACGATATCAACGCCATCAAATCTATGGGTATGTTGACTGGTGATACTGCTGTTATCAGCCGTATGACTTCCAACACCGCATGGTTTGTTCAGACTGACGCACCTAACGGTTTGAAGCTCCTGAAACGTCGTAGTCTTGAGCGTTCGATGGAAGGCGATTTCGAAACCGATAGCGTGCGTTACAAGGCCACTGAGCGTTATGGCTCCGGATGGACCGACTGGCGTCAAATCTACGGAACTCCTGGCGTATAACAAATCCTTCCCCTCGAAAGAGGGGAACTTAACTAAAGGAGTTTCAAATGACGTATTTCACAGGTCCTCTTGAAGTCGGAACTGGTGCTGGTTCTGAAGTAACCACCGGGAAAGGTTACGCGATTCTTTCTTCTGTTGAACAACCAATTCAACAAGGATCGCAAGTTCTTTCACAAACCACAACTGTCTCTACTGTTTCTGGTTCTCATGCAGCAGTGAGTGCTACGATCACGTTACCCGCTAATTCGCAAATCATTGACTATTATGTCGATACGATTGTAGCTGCAACAGGTACGATTGCATCTCTTGCAGTCACTGTTGGAACTGCTGCCGGTGGTGAACAGTACATGTCTTCCACTGATTTGTTTGCAGCTACTCGTGCTGATGTTGCTAAAACTGTCGCACAGTTGGCAGCGATGGATGATATTGGAGCCAATACTTCAGTCGTTATTACGATTGACGCTAATGCTGCTGCAACCACGACGCAAGGTACACTTCGTTTGACTGTAGTCTATTCGATGAAGTAACGACTTTCACAGGGTGGTCGATAAACACCCTGTAACCAATTAAAAATATGGAGTAACAAATGTACGCACTAACTCCGTTTGTAAATGCAGCAGATGTCACCAAAAGTGACACAACTTCTGTCAACTGTTCAGCATTATATGTCGGAGGAGCAGGTGACTTACATATCAAAATGACTACAGGTTCTGCTACAGTTATTTTCAAAGCTCCTCCGGTCGGCACTGTTTTAAATCTACATCTTAAAGATGGTCGTGTTATGGATGCAACTACCGCAACATTGATTGTAGCGTTGAGTTAAGGATTGATCATGTTTGAAGAACAGATGCCTCAAATGGGTGGACTTGGTCAACAGGCTATGCGAGCCAATGTTCCTCAACCTAAACAAGTAGATCCTCGTCAGCAACAGCAGCAAATGATGCTACAAATGTACACGATTCCTTACACGGTGAAACGTGGTGAATCGTTAACTAAGATTGCCAGTGGAATTGGGATCAGTGTCCAAGATCTGATTAAACTCAATCCTGAAATTCGCAACCCAGAACGCATATTCCCGAATCAAGAAATTCGCATCCCGAATCCCGCTGGTATGCAAGGCGGTTCAGAATATAGAACTTCGCCTATGATGGATGATATTGGTACACCTCAACCCGATCCTTCACGTTATTCGCACCAAGCGTTTGAACCTGACGGCGGTGAGATGATGCGGCAAGCTGCTATGGGCGCGGGCGCTGCTGCAATACCCATGTTGGCCGCTGGTGCGCCTGCTGCTGGCGCTGCGATGATGGGTGGACTAGGTAGGCTTATGCCAAAAGCTCTGCCCCCTGCTGGTCGTGTAGCTTATCCTGGTTCTAAAGGTGCAGTTGATTGGGCAGGGGCGAAACCTGCTTGGAATAACGTGCGTCCTATAGAAGGTGGTGTTGGTGCAAGTAACATGAGTGCTCAGGCGGCTTTAAGGGAAATCGCACGTCAAAAAGCCATGCAACCGCGCGGGATGTCAGGCGTTCCTTTTAATTCAAATCAACAAATGATTCCTCGTAACTTACCGACACCTACACGTCCGATACCCAATCTTTCTAATCGTGACCCTGCTATGTCGAGTTTGTTGCAACCACGTAACGCACCTCCTCCGCAACGTGGGCCGAGTCTTGAAGACTTATTGGCAGGATTACGATAATGCCTCTATCAATTGGTAAAACGACAATTTCTACTGCAAGATTAATAGAACATGCTTTTCGCAGAGCAGGTATTCCTGTAGAAAAACAAACACCCGATACTATTCAATTAGCTAAGGATAATCTGTTCTTTCTGTTCTCTAGCTATAGTAATCGCGGTTTACCTTTATGGTGTGTTGAAGAAATCAGTATTCCAATTGTTTCAGGAACTGCGTCATATACTTGTCCAGATGGAACTGTTGATGTTCTAATGGTCAATTTGCGTGAGACTATTGGCGCTACCTACACTGACCGCCCATTAGTTCGCATTGCGCGTGATCAGTATTTCTTATTGCCTAATAAGGCTTCAACTGGTGTTCCTAATCAATATTGGTATAATCGCCAACTTGAACCGATAATAACCCTTTGGCCTGTTCCTATAGACACTTCTTATTCTTTACGAGTAATTCGTCAAAGGCAAGTTGCTGACGTTGGTGCATTAACAGAAGAACTTGACATCCCTGTACGTTGGATTGAAGCAACGATTTGGCAGTTGGCAAAACGTATCGTATTATCTATACCCGGTTTAGATCCACAAACTAAACAAATTGTCATACAAATGGC